GAGGTCCGACCGCTAGAGCGACGCAAAGCTCTGAAAAGTAGGCGCCAAGGCAATCCGCAGCGTCGCGAGATTGCCGCCCGAAACGACGGCTGGCTCCGGCAAGCAAGATCGGTGAGGGCGTGGGGACTGGCCTTGCTAATTCAGCAGGGCTGGTCGTCCTATGCCCTTACTCAGACCTCACCAACAAGCATGAACATAGGAAAATAAGACTGGTAGGGACGAAGTGGGCATATCGGCGGCAACATTGGAGCGGCTGCTAGCGCTCGAACTTGGGGACAAGTTGCAGGCGGTTATCCAAATTGTCATCGATAGCCATAAGCGAGAGGTAAATCCCGTGAGACAGGCGATAAACCGAAGATATTATCTTAAAAGTCTTACTAAGACGTCTGAAAACGTCTTAAATGGTCTTAATAAGACGTCTGAACACGAAAACGGCAAAGTATTCGTCAAAATAGGAACGCCGCAGTGGGCGGCATGGGAAATCGAGTATCGACGATCTAAGGGCAAAACGCCCCCCGTCGATAAACTGGGAATAGGATGGCACTTCCCGTCAGAATGGCCGCCGAATGGCGCTGGGCTCGCATCGGCGGAGCCACGGCCATGAAAAAACGAGCGGCTCCCGTATCGGCGCTTCCCGCGTTGCAGCGGTTCAAAATGTCGCATTACCGCGAAGCACCCCCTGGTCAGGTTATCGATCCGGCAGAGCGAGCGCGGGTATCTGCAGGTCTGGCGACATTGGCTGAAAGCCTAGCAACTCGGCAGGCTAACCAAATCGACCGCAAATATTCGGAATTACCAATCGCGAAAACCGCGCGCTTGACGGCGGAATACCGAGCCGACCCGCCAAAGGTTGGCCCTCATCTCTCGCGATGGATTGTCGAGAATGTTTGGTCGGCGGATGAAGCGGAGACCGAGCGATGAGCGAAGTAGATAAGGCGTTTGCACTGGCCCTAGCCCTTCCGGCCACAGGGTTAGCGTTCTGGCTAGGCGCAGCTAGCGCCCAAAACCTCACCTCCTGCCCACTCGACGAGGATCTGTACCATGGCTATTGCCTCATCGACACACCCCGCACCATAGCCACACCGTCAACCGCACCAGCCGACCCGGTCTACCCCTACGCCTGTAACGACATAAGAGGCCAAGGGTGCGTCCCCGATCCACCCGCTGGCGGCGCTGGCACGAGCAACAACGGCAGTCCCAACGCAGGCTACGGTAGCTCGACTAGCGGCGCGGCTGATGCGGGCGGCAATGCTGATGGTGCAACTTCTTCCAGCAGCGGCGATGGCTCTAGCAGTGGATATTGACCGATGAGCGAAGTGGATATTAGCGAGGGATCGCTGCTCAAGATTGGGCCCATCTATTCGGAAGCCGTGTCGGCGACCGTATTCGGTCGGGTCCTGGCCGAACGGGACGCCCTCCGCGCCACTCTCACCGAAGTTGAGCAAAGAGCCGCCAACAGCGCCGCCGAGGCGAAATACTATCTCGAAAGCACAATACTTGCGTTAAAGAAGGCTCATAATGATGAATCCGCCGCTCGCGACGCAACCATCGCGGAACTGCGGGAGGCGTTGGCGAAGGCGACGGCCGATGCTGAGCTATATGCAAGTCGGCTGGCTCCCGCGCAAGCCTATCGGGATAGATATCAGGAAGCCCTCAAGCAGGCCGGCGATTGGATAGAGCAGCAACAAGACCTGTATGGCGTGACATGGGGCAGGGATATTTTGAAAGTTATCGACGCCGCCCTCTCTAACTCAGGGGCGAGCCAATGACGGCGGAACAGGCGGTTGTATTTGCAATACGTAACAGCAGTTCGGCGAAAGAGTTCATCGAAAAGCTCAGCCTTAATAACTTCGCCCTCGTCCCCACAAACCCCGATTCCCAAGAGTTCAAGGATATGGTGGAGAGAGGGGCGAAGGAACAATACGAACGTAATGTACGAATGTTTTTCACTCCTGAGTGGAATGACGAAACTGAATACGTTCGAAATGATTATCGCGAACGTGCCCGCGTCTCCCTTCTCGCCGCCATCAAACCGGAGTGAATCATGAATAGAGAGGAAATGCGGAGTCGAGCCCTTACGATAGCTCGGGGTGGTAGCTGTCCTTGCGTTGACTGCTGCGAGCGTCTATGCAACGAGATTATTGCCCTTATCGGAGCCGAAGCGGTGAAGATAGCGGAGAACAAGATAACCGAATTGGAACGGCTTGGTTTCGAAAGCATGTCTCTTGAAGAGGTCGTGACCGCCCTTCGGGAGTTGTTCGGAGTGCAGAAGCCATGAAAGACAGTCATATCGGCGGCATCGTTGTCTGCGTCGCCCTAGGCGTTGCCACGGTCGCGGTGTTTCAAGAGCACTCCGCTCCGCTCCGCATTGGCGCATGCGACATGACGCCAAGGCCTCAAGCCTTTTACGCTTTGCGCTCCTGTTATGGTCGAGACGACAACGACATCAGTCATTTCTTCGATCTAGGGACCGGCTGTTTCATCAATCAAATGACAGGAGCCGCAGATTATTGTCCGACTTTTGTGTCCCACAGTGTTGACCATGCGACTGTTTGGGGTTTCGAATGAAAGACCTCCAAATTATGCTCAACGAAATCCGCACCCGCTTCGGCCCTCACTACGTCACGAGGGCTATCAATGTAGGCGGAGTTCTGCGGACAGAGATACGGGTCTTAGGAGACGACTGGTGCCCTCACATCGCAATGGCCGAGCGGATGTACGAGAACGGGGATCGCCACGGGCTGACGACGCTGTACGATATGATGATGGGGGGATGGAAGCCGTGGAACACGCTCAATGCGGCCATAGTGATTAATCAAGCGCGGAAGGCGACCAATGACAAATGAACCCGATAAGCAAACCATGATCGAGCGCGCGCGGCTCCTTTGCAATCCCGATGAGGCCCGGCACTTCGAGAGCCTGGTCAAGTTGTCCAATCAGCATGGGGGCCATGACGGAAACGTCAAGGTGTTTTATTATGCCTTGATCGCGCCGCCGGTGTCGGAAGAAACCAAAGCCTTCATCGAAAAGATGCTCTGCACGAATGAGCCAGCCAAACGCTGGACAAAGCAATGAGTCATTCCCCGACCTATCTCGCGGCTCATTTTCGATCAACAATTGCCGAGCGCACCGCGGCGAACAGACGACGCTCTTGGGACAAATCGTTTCCCGCGCCAAAGCCAATTCGTCGTATCGTTCGCAAGTCGATAGTCGGGGAGCGCTGCGACGTGACACTCCCCGCGCTGGCGTGGATGGACCCTAAGCGATCCTCTCCGTGATTTTGGCTTGCGGGCCGAGGGACGGCGCTGCTTCGCCCGTCAGGCGCCCGAGCATGAACATCAGAAGCGCGAATATCGCTGTGAGGACGAGAAATCGAGCGCGCTGGCTCATGGTATCGCCCCCGCAGCGTAGAGAACCGCCAGAGCCGCAATGACGGCTCCGATGAATGCCAAGAGGTCGAATGTCGCGATTTGTGCGGGGCTCTGATGGGTCATGATGGATCGTCCTCCGCAGTTACACGCTGATGACGCGCGCGCAGACCCTTCAGCCCATTATGAGCGGCCCACGATTGGACATTCTCAGGAGAGCCCCAGCAGCCGGACGGTGCGGCGTTATAAAAGAATATGATGCAGTCTTTAATGCACAAGGCATTCGTGTCGTCGGCTTTCGCGAACGTCTCTCGAAGATCATTAGAAAGCAGCGCTGTCAGGAAGTCGCCCGGCGGTGTGCCATTATTGATCCATCGCATTATAGCGCCGTGCATATGTTGTGGCAGTTTTCCAATAAGGTAGCTCATGACAATGCTCCTATGAGAACAGTCGCTCCGCCGATAGCCCCAGCAACAGCGCAGGCCAGCGAGATAGCAGCCCAGATCAGATGTGCGAAGAAGGTCATGATCGCCAATCCTTAAACTCTGGAACAAGCGCCGCAACCTCGGGCAACACCCATGTTTGTAGCCAGCCGCGCGTAGCAGCTTCAACGGCGACTTGGACTGCATGTCGAACTTCTGGCGTCATGTCGCGGGCTCCATCCACGCCAAAAACCGCAAAGCTGAAAGCCGGACCGCGAGTTAAAAGACGGCGCAACTCGACCGCGTGAGATGACCTCGTTCGCTTCATTTTCGCTCTCCATTCGGGCGTTCGCTCGCCCTGAAAAGACCATAGCGCAGAAAATAATGAAGCGCAAGCGAAAAATGCTATTGACAGGAAAAACGATATGGGGTAGATATTGGTCGCAGAGGTAGCGAGATGAAAGAATCAGAGACATATAGGCGCGCTGCTCGGGTTGTCGCCGCGATGGACCCGAGAATGCGAATGCTTGGGCAAGCAGCCTCGAGTCAAGCCCAAAATCAAAACGAAATGGTTCAAGGATTTGGTCTATCTTATAGCCAGACAGAGGCGGCAATCTGGTCAGGCTATGCTGGGGCGGCCGCCACTTTGAGAATGATCGCCGATGAAATTGAGAGAGGCGAGAAATCAACACCATAGGGGCTTATTCGGGAGAAACAACAATGGCTTTGGTCCACGAAAACGGCGCTTGGAACTCCCAGGCGGAGGCTCAAGAGGTCGATCGCCGCATGGCTGGGCGCCCCGAGTGGCAGCGCGCCTATCTCGCGCGTCAAGTCCGCGAGGAAGCGAGCTTCGAGCGCTGGCCGATCTGGGAGCGTCAACTTTCCTGTGAATGGACGCAATCGGAAAAGGCGACGCTTGAATTCTGGATGTATGCTCGTGGTTTGCAGCCGATCAGCAGGGACGGAAACGAAGTGTATTTCGACGCGGGCGTGAAGATCGACCAGCTTACGAACGCGATCGAAGCGCGTTGCGAGGCTCGGCTCGCGCTTGAAGTCGAAATGGGGCTGGTGGCATGAGCGAGTGGCAACCAATCGAAACCGCACCGAAGGACGGGACGTATATTCTAATCGCGCCGGGATTATGGACTGGAGTGACCTGCGGAATTGGCGTCTATGATCTTGACCGATATGCGAAAAAGCCGCGTGCATTCTGGCGGCGCGTGGAAGGGCATGGGCGGTCGCAGTCGCGTGAGGTACCGCCCACGCATTGGATGCCCTTGCCCGAGCCTCCCAAATGAAGCCTTCCCATTGCCGAGCGGCCCGCGGGCTGCTTGACTGGACGATAAAGGACCTCGCGGCCCGTTCCAAGGTCTCGGAAGCGCAGATTATCCGGTTTGAAAACGATAAGCCAACAGGACCGCTGTATGTCGCTGCGCTACGGGGGGCGCTTGAGGCGGGGGGGATCAAGTTCGTGCCGAACGGAGTTCAGATGCCGTGAAGCCGGTTGCCAGGGTTTACTATCCCGCTAACTCCCCGTAAGATCGACTCTGCATGGCGAGCGGGCGCAAGCGAAAATCAGGACCTAGGCAGCCAAATGGCCAGCCCTCGCGCGCAATCGCCAATCGCGAACCTTCCTCAGACCGATCCCCCTGCGCGATAAAGCGCCTGATGGATGCTGACATTCGCCTTGTGCATCAAAGCGCCTATGGAACGTCGGTCGGACGCCTAACCCTCCAAGGCAAGCTCAATGAAACGCAATATGCCGCCGCGCTACAGTGGGCCGCAATCGCTCAGAAACGCGCAAGGGCGCTCGATATGCCCTCAGCCGACATCAAGAGCCCAAACCTAGAGCCAAGGTCCCCAGGCTCTTCCCCAAACGGATCTAGCGACAAAGCCAGTCGCCTCGCAATCCTGCGCTTTGACCGGCTGATTTCCGATCTTCGCGCGCTTGGCCTCACCAAAGGCAGCATAATCGCAATGCGTGAGTGCTGCGAGGGAATCGGCCGCTCCCCTGCGGGATTTATCGAGCTTGTCGGCCTTCGCGATGCGCTTGCGGCCCTCGCCATTTTACTCGGATTGACGGGAAACGCGCCGAGTGCAATAAATGCGTCATCGGTGGTTCGCCCTCAATGATTTGTGTTAGTCTAACAGCATGGCAATCCGATTTGAGGACATCAATGGCGCGCAAAATCCTGGAAAGCCGCCTCAAGGCTCCTCTCGGCCAAAGCGTAAAATGGTGGGCGCGTTACCATCGCGACAATCCATCAACGCCGGTCAAAATCAAAAATCCGATGAAATTCCTCAGCGCTCACCAAAGGCGCAAGCTGCTTTTGATCGCGTCGCCTACCAGCGCGAGTTGATGCGCAAGCGCAGGGCTGCTAAAAAAGCAAAAGTTAGCAAAGCGACTTGAAAAAATAGCGATAGGATAAATTGCAATGGCCGGACATGGCTCCGCGCCTGGAGAGCGTCGCGGCGGGCGCAAGAAAGGCGTACCCAACAAGGCGACCTTGGCAAAGGAATCCAAGATAGCTGCGGAAGGGCTGACGCCGCTCGAATTGATGCTCGCTGTGGTGCGCAACAAGGATGAATTGCTTGCGACCCGGCTTGATGCGGCCAAGTCCGCAGCGCCTTATGTGCACCCTCGTCTGACTTCGGTCGAGGTCGGCGGCATGGATAAACGCCCGCTGGAATTTCGCGATGTGACCGAGTACACCGACGAGCAGCGCGCGCGAGCCCTCGCGGCGTTCATCGCCAAGCAGGCTGCATTGGATGCGCAAAAGAAATGAGCCTCTCTACGATTTTGTGGATTGGCGTTTGGGCGTTAGGCTGGTTTGCGGGCGGCTTGGCGATCGGCTTCATGTGGGGTAAATCAAGATGAGCGAGAAATTCTGGAAGTTCGTGGCATGGCATCTGATCCCAAAACGCGCGCGATATTGGGTCGTCGTTCGACAATGGGCGCATGCAACGCAGGGAAAATGGTCTCATGTTGAGGCTCCCATTGTCCTCGCGCTTGAAGTTCTGCAACGAATGGACTGAACGGCGTCCGGCCGCCTGACGCCCGGAAAACAGAAGGAGAAGTGCGATGCGACTGAATAAGACACGGGGCCTTCTGGCGGGGCTGATCCTGCTCGCGGGCGGTTATGCGGCGATCGGCGCGGGTTTGTGGCAGACGCTTCCGATTATCGGTGGCGCGTCCTATTGCGCGAGCTACATCGGCTCGCCCACGGGTCAGGGCACAATTACGGGCACAGGCGGCGGCACGACAACGCCTCCTGCAGTTTGCGGCCAGACGGTTCCCGCGGGGCCTGCGACCCTCACTGGCTCGGAAGTGCTTCCCGTCGATCTTTACACGCCCGGCGTTGGCCCGATCTTCGCGGGAGGCCCTACAACGGCTCTCATTCCGCTATCGCTCCTGAGCCCTGGCAATGTGGTTGTGCAGACGACGGGCGCGTCCGTGACGCTCGGGAACCTGACCGGCACACAGATTTTCAATGGTGTAGGCGCGACGGAAGCGGTGACAATGCCTCCGGCGCCGTTCAATGGCCAGCGCGTTCAGCTTGCGAACTCGACCTCGACCGCCATCGCAACGTTCTCGGTTACGGCGAACACGGGTCAATCGCTGGTGGGCGTTGCGCCAACGAACCTCGCGGCCGAGACGAACAACTCGGCGGCTGGCGCGCTATCTCAGGTCGAATACATCTATCAGGCATCGAACACGACGTGGTATCGCATTCAGTGATATAGCGGCCTCTCTCAAGCAAAAGGACAACGAACATGGCAGGTCAGAACGATATCGGCGACGTCAAGGGCATCAACATGCGCTCGATGGAGTTGAATACAGCTAAGGGCGCCGGGGCGCACGATCCGATGCGCAAGGGCAAGGAAAACCCTGGCAACACGCATCCGGGTCGCGATGGCTCGCGAGAGGCCCCGTGCGCGATCCCGATGCCGAAAAAGCGCGAGATCGACTGAGACCGCAAAGCTTGGGCGCTTGAACGCTGCGATGCTACAAATGCCTCGTGGATAGCTGGAATGCTCCGGCGCCCGCCACTTCCCTCGCCCTAGGAGCGCCAATGCGCCGCATCGTTAGCCATGCCCTCGCATTGGCCCTCGCCCTAGCGAGTTGCCTGCCCTCATTCGCCTATGATGCTGCGGTTTCAGCGGGCGGCTATGATGATTTCAGTTGCAATGCAGCGACAGGCGGCGCGAGCACCTGCTCGGGGCTAACGCGATCCGCGACGATCACAGCCTATGCCTCTGGGCAGCTTGTTTGCGGCGCGACCTGCGCGCCAATTCAAATCGTGGCGGGGCGTCGTTCTCCGACCTCGCCGCGTAGCGGGCTGTTGAGCAAGGTCATTCTCGCCAAGAGCACGGGCTCGTTTGCGAATGCCTCGTTCAATATTTACCTCTTTGCGTTGCCCCCGACTTTCGTGGGGCTCGCGGACTATTCCGCATACACGGGGCCGTATTTCGCGGACCTGACCGCGCCCGCGATCTACATCGGCCAAGCGACATGCGCGCAGACGACGTGGTCAACAACGACAGATGGCTCGGGCTGGAATGTCTGTCCGCTTGATATCGCACCCGCGGTCTATAAGTCGTTTCCGCCCGGCGAGACGATTTATGCGACGATCGAGGCGACGGGGGCTTATATCCCGGGCGCGGCGGAAAAGTTCGTCATCGTGACCTATGAGGCGCAGGACTGATGCGCGCGCGGCTTGCGTTCGCGGCGCTCGCGATCGGCCTTGTGCTCGCTGGCGACGCGCTTGGGGCGACGCGAGTGGGGCCAAGGCGGCTGTTTTTCATGCAACAGCATATCGTGGGCAACGCTGGGCCGCCGCCGCAGACGGGCGCGCTGCTTTTGGTGGCAGGCGGCGCGAATAACGTGTTGCTCGTGGATGGACTGTCGAACCTTTGTCTAACGGGGTCCGTCTCATGCTGAAGCGCTTAGGTGCGATAGTTTCGGCGCTGGTTCTCGCCTTCGCGCCGTCCTTGAGCCTCGCGGCGAGCAGCACCGTCAACGCGCTTACGGCATCTCCTGCGATTGTGGGAAGCCAGCTATTTTACTGTCCCGTAGGCGTCGCGAGCGATTATAAATGCACGGCGACGCAAGTTGGGGCGTTTGTATATGGCCAAATGTCCGGCGCGATCAATGTCAGCGGAACGGGCGTTGTCACCCTACCGACCGTGAACGCGAATGTGGGGGCATGCGGATCCAGCACAGCGATTCCGACCGTCACGCTGAACGCGGGCGGCCAGGCGACGGCATGCACGACGAACAGCATCGCGGCTCCCCTCGCGGGGATTACGGGACTAGGCGCGAACGTCGGAACGGCTCTAGCAGCTACGCTAAATGGCTCCGGCGCACTATCGGCGACGACAAGCCCCGTCTTTGTGACGCCGTCGCTCGGAACGATCAATAGCGGCAATCTCGCAGCGGGTACGGGTTACACTGTCGCGAACCTCGCGGGCGCGGGTACGGGAGTGCTGACCGCAGCAGGAAATCCGGTCAATGCGTCTGGCGGATTTATCACATACGGAAGCGGGGTTTGCCCGACAACCATCGGCACCAGCGCAACTCTAAGCGGGGCGGTCGCGTGCTTTGTATGCACCGCAACCTGCACCGTGACATTGCCTATACCAGCGGCAGGGGTACAATATTGCATCCAGAACGATACCGGAGTGGCGAGTACGATCCAAGTGACGCCCACGGGGAGCCAAGTCACGAACACCTCCTATGCGTATAAATCTCCAAACGGAACCGCGATTACGTCGAGCGGGGCGCTTGGAGATCAGATGTGTTTCCTAGGCCGCGATGCGACGCACTATTTGCTCGGTTCATTCACGGGATCATGGACGTGAGGCGGCGGCTGCTGATCTTCGCGTGCGCGGTCCTGTTCGGGGTTGGGCAATCCTATGCGCAAATCCTACCGCAGATTTTCTTTCATAAGCATGCGGCAACGGGGGGAGGCTGTTCGAACGTGCTGGATTTCAGCCAGGCATGCAACAGCCAATACATAGGCGTAATTCTCTGAAATGGGCGTGCCTTCGTCACTCGCGGAGTTTCAATCGTGGGTCTCGACAAGAGCGCCTGATGCGAAGAAAGAGCTTGACGCGATCATCGCGGAGCAATTGACCGCGAGATGGCTTCCCGACCCGGATAATAAGCCTCAGACGGACGCCTACTATTCGAAAGCGGATATTCTGCTCTATGGGGGCGCGGCGGGAGCGGGAAAGACATCGCTTCTCGTTGGGCTTGGGATGACGCAGCATCGGCGTTCGGTTATTTTCCGCGCCAAAGCAACGGATTTGCAGGGCGTTGAGGAATATCTGCTGGAGGTCAACGGCTCTCGCGACGGATGGAACGGCGCGGACAATATCTTGCGGCGCGACGGGAGATCGATACAACTTGCGCATTTGGAAAAGCCGGGCTCGGAAAAGTCGCATCAAGGGCGCCCACGAGATTTCTATGGGTTCGATGAGGGCGCGCAGCTCGCTCGCACTAAAGTGCAGTTCGTTATCGGATGGCTTCGATCGGAGGACCCGAGACAGCGCAAGCGCATCGTGATCGCGAGCAACCCGCCGACAGGAGGCGAGGGCGAATGGCTTATGGAATGGTTCGCGCCGTGGCTTGACAAGGGATTCGGAAACCCCGCCAAGCCCGGAGAGTTGCGCTGGGCCGCGACAGGGCCGGATCGCGATGGCTCGACAGTCTGGCTTAAGGACGGCTCGCCGATCGTGTTCACGGAAGGGCTGAAATATCGTCTCGCGACCCAAGAGGAAATCGAGGCGCAAAGCGCGCAGGGCGATACGGTGAGCGATGTTGTCGTGCCGAAAACGAGGACGTTCATTCCCGGTCGGCTAAACGACAACAAATATCTGCGGAACACGGGTTATCGGACGGAGTTGCAGAACCTGCCCGAACCGCTTCGCTCGCAACTATTGCATGGCGATTTTACCGCGGGGCGCCAGGACCATGAATGGCAGGTTATCCCGACAGCGTGGGTAAGGGCCGCGCAAGCCCGCTGGACGCCCGAGCCGCCCGAGGGGGCGCAGATGACCGCGATCGCCGCGGACATCGCTCAGGGGGGCGCGGACGACTTTGTAGCAGCACCCCGGCATGGTCCTTGGTATGCGGAGTTAATTGTTAGGCCGGGCGCGAGCGTGCCGCTTCCGAGCGATAGCGCGGCGTTGATCGTGAAATATCGGCGGAACAATTGCGCGATCGTGGTCGATATGGGCGGGGGCTATGGCGGAGGAGTTGCGGAAAGGTTAGAGGAAAACGACATCGAGGTGCGACGGTACAATGGGGCCAACGGCTCAGATGCCGTGACCGCGGACAAGGCGAGGCTGAAATTCATCAACAAGCGCGCTGAGGTTCACTGGCGGTTTCGCGAGGCGCTCGACCCGGATCAGGATGGCGGGTCGCAGATCGCGCTTCCTCCCGACCCCGCGCTATTCGCCGATTTGACCGCGCCGCGATGGAAGCTGTCGAAGTCGGGCATTCAGATCGAGGGGAAAGAGGACCTGAAAAAGCCTGAGCGTCTCGGGCGCTCGCCTGATCGCGGGGACGCGGTGATTATGGCATGGTCTGAGGGGGAAAAGGCGATTATCGCGGCGGTCAAACGCGGGGCACGTCTTGCGGGGCGCGCGGAAACGCCTAAACTGCCCGATCTCGCGGGAAGCTTGCACGAGCGCGCGACGGGTTGGATGGGACGATGATGAAAGACGTTTTGGGCGTCCCAATTCAAATATGGATGTCGGAGGCGCCAATCCTGACTTGGCATGCGCCTTTATATGTAGTCGTTCCTATCGACGATGACCCTAATTTAGAAGAAACACTGCGAGAAGGTCGGCCTTGGATGAGAGTGCCGGGCGCCATTTTTAGTCCTGACAAACCGGCCGTCGCTCAGCGAGAATGTGGGCGGTGATCGATGCTGTTCGGCGCTGACGATAGCGGCAAGCCCGCGACGAGCGAACACGACATCGTCAAAGAAGCTGCCTATCGCTACAAGGCCGCGAAGGACTGGCAGGGCCTTGAGGACATCAACGCGGCGGAGGACCGCAAATATGCGAATGCTGACGCCCGCAATATGTGGCAATGGCCGCAGAAGCAATTCAAGCTCCGGGATGACAAATCGCTACCTTGTTTGACGATCAACAAGGTTCGCGGCCACAACGACATGATCATCAATTCGATGATGAAAACGCCTTATGCGGTCAAGATCAGGCCAACAGCGGGGAAAGCGAGCTATAAAGCCGCGGAAATGTATCAGAAGTTGGTGCGGCGGACACAGGACATTTCGGCGTTTCCGAGCCAAGCGCGAAAGATCGCGGAGCATCAGGTCGACGGGGGAATTGGCTATCTGTTGCTCGAAACGCGCTATGTTTCTGAGCGCTCGTTCGATCAGGACATTTATCTGACTGTCGGCGAGGACCCAGGCGGCATTCTGCTCGATCCTTGGGCGCGCGAGCCGGATAAGACTGATAGTAATTTCGGGTTTATTTTCCGGCGCTTTCCCAAGCATGAGTTCAATCGCAAATACCCTGATTTCAAGGACAAGATCGGGCAGGCTCCGATTGAGAGCGGGCTTGTGGACTGGCTGACCGACAAAGAGGTCATGGTCGTCAAATATTATCGCAAGAGCGAAAAGGCGGACACGCTTGTCGCGTACACTGACG